AACAAGAGAAAATCTAACATTGAGATGGGCACAGGGGGAGGTGTTCAACGCAAAAAACAGATTTAGGGTACTGGTGGCTGGCAGAAGATTCGGAAAATCTTATTTATCTTGTATTGAACTTGTAAATGCTGCGATCCAACGACCAGGCGAGACATATTTCTACTGTGCCCCTACATACCGCATGGCAAAAGACATTGCCTGGAAAGAACTGAAAAAACTCGTACCAAGAGAATGGATACAATCAAAAAACGAAACAGATTTAAAGATTGAACTGATAAATGGCTCACTTATTGAACTGAAGGGAACAGAAAACGCAACCACGCTGAGAGGTAGAAGTCTGGCTGGTGTTGTGCTGGATGAGGCAGCCTTCATGGATTCTGACGTATGGTTTCAAGTTATCCGACCAGCTTTGGCAGATAAACAGGGATGGGCGCTTTTCATCTCAACACCCGATGGCACAGCAAGCTGGTTCTACGATTTATGGTGTTACGTTCCAGAAGATATGAGTGGTGATTGGAGGAGATGGAGTTTTACCACAGTAGACGGGGGAAATGTTCCAGCAGAGGAAGTCGAGGCAGCAAAAGCCCAACTGGACAGCAGAACATTCAAGCAGGAATTTGAGGCAAGTTTTGAAAATCTCACTGGATTGGTGGCTGTAAGTTTTGACGATGACAATATCAGCAGTGAGGTACAGGATCTACAGATGCTTCCATTAATTTTGGGATTGGATTTTAACGTTGACCCTATGGCGGGAATCTGCGCGGTGAAGCATAATGACTGTCTTTATGTATTTGACGAGATCATGTTGACGGGCGGGGCAACCACCTGGGATTTTGCGGAGGAAGTTATCAGGCGGTACGGGGTGGACAGAAGAATAATTGCGTGTCCAGACCCTACTGGTAGTGCCCGAAAAACCAGTGGAGTTGGGGTCACGGACCACAACATTCTTAGAAGGAGTGGATTTACAGTTATGAGTCCGAAATCACCTTGGAAGATCAGGGATAAAATTACATCAGTAAATACAGCTTTGTACGATGCAAACGGAAACCGCAGAACATTCATCCATCCGCGATGTAAAGAATTAATAAAAGCACTTAGAACTTTAACTTATGCCCCTAATACTGGACTACCAAATAAAAACCTGGGAGTGGATCATGCGTTTGATGCTTTCGGTTATCTGTGTCTGCAACAATTTAATTTGGCAAAACCAGAGACATTAGGCCAGACTTCGTTTAGAATATACTAAGAGTTTCCTTTTTCCACTATGTACCATTCCTCCATGAAGAAGAAGAAAAAGAAGAAAAAGACGAAGAAGAAGTGAGAAAATTTAGGCGAGTAAAACGAGACAAAAAGACAAACGTACCCAGTAAATACCTTGCTGGTGCGAAAAATAAGGCTGCAAAGGCAAAAGAAATTAAAGAAACAGCCGAAAAGTACAAAAGAGGCGAATATATTGATATAAAAGCCATCAACAAGTCACGATCTGCCCAAGATGAAACCAAAAAGAAAACCACTAAGCGAAAAAACAAAAGAAACACTAAGAAAAAAGGCAGATAAGAGTCGTTTTACTTACGGACAACTTGCCCAGGTGTATCGCAGAGGACAGGGAGCATATTTATCTTCTGGTTCTCGAAACGTGCCGATGGCTGCGTGGGCAATGGGCAGAGTAAACAGCTTTATCAGTGGAAAGGGAGGGGCAAGAAAAGCGGATGCTGATATACTTAGAAAGAAATCCAAGAAAAAATGACCGAAATCACAGACGAGATGCTTGACATCATCGAAAAAGTAAAAGGAAAGCGTAATCCTGCCCTTTGGGACCCCAGATGTGAACAATATCAAAGAAAACTAAAAGAAGGTGCTGTAAAAAAGTCAACTACAAGTTAAACTATTTATAAATACTCTTTTTTCTTACAATCATGGCATTTTTTCGTGGAGAGGAAGGTTCTGTTAATTTTAAGAACTCTTCTGGCACTACTGAGGCAATAGTCTCAACTACAGGTTGGACATTAGATACAACAAAAGACACTCTTGATGTCACTGCTCATGGCGATACATTTAGAAAAAATATAGGTGGATTGATTTCTGGATCTGGTACTGTTGACTTTTTATATACAGCAGCTACTGGTAACGAAACTGCAAATTTATTAGCTG